CGCTAGTTCCATCTGTTCCACTTGAACCTGAAGTTCCTGAAGAACCGCTAGTTCCATCTGTTCCACTTGAACCTGAAGTTCCTGAAGAACCTGATGTACCATCTGTTCCGCTTGAACCTGAAGTTCCTGAAGAACCGCTAGTTCCATCTATACCGCTTGAACCTGAAGTTCCTGAAGAACCGCTAGTTCCATCTGTTCCACTTGAACCTGAAGTTCCTGAAGAACCGCTAGTTCCATCTGTTCCACTTGAACCTGAAGTTCCTGAAGAACCTGATGTACCATCTATACCACTTGAACCTGATGTACCATCTGTTCCGCTTGAACCTGAAGTTCCATCTATACCGCTTGAACCTGAAGTTCCATCTGTTCCGCTTGAACCTGAAGTTCCTGAAGAACCGCTAGTTCCATCTATACCGCTTGAACCTGAAGTTCCATCTATACCGCTTGAACCTGAAGTTCCATCTATACCACTTGAACCTGAAGTTCCATCTGTTCCTGAAGAACCGCTAGTTCCATCTGTTCCACTTGAACCTGAAGTTCCTGAAGAACCGCTAGTTCCATCTGTTCCGCTTGAACCTGAAGTTCCTGAAGAACCACTTGTACCATCTATACCACTTGAACCTGAAGTTCCTGAAGAACCACTTGTACCATCTATACCACTTGAACCTGAAGTACCATCTGTTCCTGAGCTACCACTAGTTCCGTCAACACCAGATAACCCTGAAGTTCCTGAAGAACCGCTAGTTCCATCTATACCGCTTGAACCTGATGTACCATCTGTTCCGCTTGAACCTGAAGTTCCTGAAGAACCGCTAGTTCCATCTGTTCCGCTTGAACCTGAAGTACCATCTGTTCCTGAAGAACCACTTGTACCATCTATACCACTTGATCCTGAAGTTCCTGAAGAACCATCTGTACCTGAGCTTCCACTAGTTCCATCTATACCGCTTGAACCTGATGTACCATCTGTTCCTGAAGAACCTGAAGTTCCTGAAGAACCGCTAGTTCCATCCGTACCGCTTGAACCTGAAGTTCCTGAAGAACCGCTAGTTCCATCTGTTCCGCTTGAACCTGAAGTACCATCTGTTCCTGAAGAACCACTTGTACCATCTATACCACTTGATCCTGAAGTTCCTGAAGAACCATCTGTACCTGAGCTTCCACTAGTTCCATCTATACCGCTTGAACCTGATGTACCATCTGTTCCTGAAGAACCTGAAGTACCTGAAGAACCGCTAGTTCCATCCGTACCACTTGATCCTGAAGTTCCTGAAGAACCGCTAGTTCCATCCGTACCGCTAGTTCCTGATGAACCTGATGTACCATCAACTCCACTTAAACCTGAAGTACCACTAGTTCCTGATGTTCCCGTTCCACCCGTAAATTCAATAATTACATTTCCGTTTCCATTATCAATAACTGAAGCACCTGAAAATGTCATACCTGTGACATTGGCAACAGTTGTTGTACCATCTCCAACACTAAGAGGACTACCTCCTCCACCTGATGTAAATCCAGTTACTTGAATATCCTCACCAAGAGAATTGGTTAGAGTTAAAGTTTGGTTACCACCATCATAAGTTCCACCTGTAATTGGTGCGGTTAAACCTGTAATTGTTATTGTACCACCAGTATTATTAAATAAATCTAATTGAGATGTCCCAGAATAATAAGTTCCACCTGTAATTTGAGTATCTGTACCATAAAATATTCTCCATCGAGCATTTTCTCTTGTATCATTATACCCTTCAATTGTCGAACCAGTCCAAGCGTTAATGAAATCTCTACCCGCTTGAGAACGATTATTAACCGTAGTTGAATATTCTGTTTGAGTTTTTGCTGAATTACCTGTAAGTCCTGACAATGAATTCCACAAAAATTCATAATTAGGTATTGTGTATTGATAAACGGTATCGGTTTCTTGAACATAAACTTGCATACCCAATCTTCTCCTACCTGTAGAAATGTTGTCCGAATTTAAACTTATACCATCAGGTGAAAATACCGAACCAGTACCTTTAGTAAAGTTAATTGGTATTGTATTAGCGGATAATTGAATTTGTGATGGGTATGTTGTAGCGGTAAGAATTAATTCAAGGTCTCTTAAATAATAAACCTCCATGTAACCCCCTACATTTAATACCGAAAAATTAGTTCCAAATGGGACAGTTCTAGCAACACTTTGTGTTCCACCTAATTGTGCTGGCGATAAAGGATTTTTATATTCAAATGACATATTCTATATTTTTTATATTTTTTTATACTTTAAGGTGTTTTTGTATCTCCTTTAATCCAAAGTGTCGTACCTAATGGTAATGTATTAGGTACATAATAAAGTTCATTCATCCATAAAATTCTGTAAGTTCCTGAAGGAATTGCACAACCACTTGGTACCACGACATTTATTGCCGCATTTCCAGAATCAGGAATACCATTGTTAATAATTGATGTTGAACAAGCGGCACCTGTACCAACATCTAACGTCATATTATTAAATGTACCACCAACACCCGTTAATGGAACCCAAACTGTATACACATACTGAACTGAAGGATTAACTGTAGATGTTGTTACCCCAATACTACCAAATGTATATTGATTTTGGGGACATCCTTGAGAATCAGTGCCTGTTCCTGAGTCTTGTCTAATTGCATTAGATATTAATGAAACATTTGTAATAAAGTTACCACTTGAACCGCTCCATCCTGGATATTGAGCGTATATTGCCATGTCAGCAGCATATGTTGCACCACCCGCAGGTCCAATATTATTACTAAATCCATTAAAATTACCACCTAAACCAGATGTAAAAGTACCTATATCAAATTGAGATGTACTGTCTTGTGGTTCTGGAAATATGTAAGCCCTAAATGGAACATTGGTTGGTGTTGGAGTTAATGTTGGTGTTGGAGTTAATGTACTTGTTGGTGTGTTAGTTGGTGTTTCAGTATTTGTTGGTGTTGGAGTTGGCGTAACACTTGACGGAGTTGGTGTTGGAGTTTGATTTGTCGGAGTAATCGTTGGTGTTGGTGTAGGTGTTGGTGTTTCACATTGTATATTCACCACAACACCATTTAACATTTCTGTTCTTGTTTGTGCTGAATAATATATTACGTCATCAAGATAAACGTTAAATGGCCCTAAAGCATTTGAGTTAGACGTAAGTCTTACTATATATGAAGTACAGGCGCTTAATGTAAGTTGTTGTTCAATTTCATTATTACAACCTGCTGCAATATTAGTAACAAGAATAGTGTATGTAGTCATCCGCAGTTTTATTAAATAAATACCACAGATATAATATTTGATTGTTAGTTTTTAATAAAAAACTAAATTATTATATTTCGGTTGAGATTATGTTAAAAATACAGTTAGATTCTTGTATAGTCATATCTACAATACAAGACGCCATTTCAATGGTTATTTCAAAGGCACAACCAAATGTACAATCAAGAATTTTAAAGACACTACAATTATTATCATCTACTAACAATAACATAACCTCTGGTGCGGTTTCAAAAATTGAAGGAATAGTTGAATTATATTTTTGTGCGGGAGGAACTGGTCCTGGATCTATCGTCCCAAGAAAAGTTTGATTGTTACCATAAACATCCGCAAGAAAGACATTGATTGGGTAAGTTCCACCTGATATTTCTGTTATTCTTATTTGTACCATTTCTTATATTTTAATCACACGACAAACACATAATATCGTAAACTATAGTTAATTCAACCACAATTTCTTGCCCGTTTAATGTTGTATTATTTGGGTCAGTACTAACTGTTATTTGATTATTAAATGCATCAATAGTTACACCACCAACACCAGGAATTGTTAATAATAAATTTTTAACCGTATCATAATAAAGATTGTCACTTGGAGCGTTAACCAAAGTTGTTCCTGTAAAAAAGTTTTGATTGGTTGTTAACCCCATTGGATTAACAGAAACTTTAACACCAAATACCGCAGATAATAAATCACAACTAACTTTATCGTTAGTCAAATCATCAAAACCTTCATTTAACATTTGAAGTAAACCGTACTTTGTTTGTGATTGGATGTTGAACTGTTCACCACCCATAACATAAGTTTGGTATGAAACATAAAGACCTTGACAATCAATTAATGTACTTCTAGTTAAAGAACAACCAATACTATCAACAACAGTTAAACTGTATGTACCAGCAGTTAACCCTGTAACTTGAATTTGTTGTGGATTAGTTTGAACATTACTTGACCAATCAAACGTAAATGGTGGTGTGCCAGTTGAGATTAAAGCCGTTAATGTTCCATCAGAACCTTCGCCACAAGAAGTACTATATAACGTAAAATCTAATGGCACACTTTCATTAACATACACTTGAGTTGTTTGTGTACATCCTGTAGCATCTGTAACCGTTATTGTATGTTGCCCTGAAGCAACGTTTGTAAACGTAACTGCAGATAGTGTAGTATCAATTACATTTTGAATACCATCCAAAGAATAATCATAAGGTGCTGCCCCACCTTCAGTTCTTGTAACTAAGATTGAACCATTGTCTTGATTACAAGTTGTACTTGTAACTTCGGTTGAGATTGTATATGTGTTTGTTGCAAATAAAGTAATTTCATCTATATACGAACACCCCGCGGCATCTTGTACTGCAACACTATACGTTCCACTAGCTAAATTTGAAAATATTTGAGTGGTTAAAGTGTTGGTGACATTTGTTGTGTTACCGTTAGGATATATTAAGGTGTAAATGTATGGTGTTGTTCCACCAAAAACTGAAATTTGTATTGAACCACCGTCGCTAGAACAAGTTGAACCCACAGAATTAATGTTAACTGAGGTAATCCCTTGTGGTGACGTTAATACAGTTCCTGCAACAAATGAACATAACGCGGCATCAGTCACTTGAACTGAGTAGTCTCCAGGAGATAAACCTGAAACAGTAAAAGAAGTACCATATTGAATTTGAACACTTCCAGTTGACGCGGAATAATAATAAGGTGCAGTTCCTCCAGTAATTTGTATTGTAAAAGAACCATCAGCAGCAAAACAACTTGGTTGTATTGCAGTAAAAGAACCTAATCCAACAGGATTAACATCAACAATTGTTGCACTTTTTGTGGTAACACACCCATATGAATCTGTGACCGAAACAGAATAAGTACCCGAAGTTAACCCCGTTACAGTTGTTCCAGTTGCACTTGTAGACCAATTATATGTATATGGTGGCGTACCTGTCACTCCTGTTATTGTAATTTTACCTATAGGTACTCCACCACAACTAGAATTTGGTACCGCATATAAACCAAAATCCAAAGTATCTGAATCCTCAACTATAAAATTTTGGCTATACCCTGTACATCCACCTAAATCAACCACTTCCATGTAGTAGGTTCCCGCACTCAAAGTGCCAAAAATAACTTGATTTACACTTGTAATTGCCGACGTTATATATATGTCGTTAGAAGTATATAAATAAAAATTAGTACTAGAATAATCTGAAGAAGAACTTCCAGTTACCGAACCGTTATTTAAAGAACATGTTGTCCCTTGTACTCCAAGTATAGTTGCACAAACACCTGACGATACAGGTATATTAATATAAAATTCTTGGTTAGTCGGTAGCGTACTGTCATTAACTCTGACCGCATATGTATCAGCACTTAATGATGTTCTAATTGATGGTATCATATCTATGACAACATCGGCACCTAAATTTGGGTCAACCCATTCAACCGTATATGGTGGAGTACCACCAGTTAAAGTCAAATAAATTGCGCCAGAATTTGTATTTTGACAATCCCCTGTTATTGATATATTATATTCATATGCCGCCATTATTCTGTACAGTTAATACTAATGTTTATTCCAACGTTTAACGAAACAGTATCCACTATATTCTGAGTTAAACACGTTAAATTTGTTATTGTTAATGTATTACCATTTAAGTAATATGTATACCCATAATTATATAATTGAGGTAAATAATTTATTAAAGCATTTCTCCATTGTGTGTTAGTTGGTACATCAGTAATACCGTAACCAGTATAAAAGGACTCTTTAATTATTTCTTCGTTATTGATTGTTAAATCAACAAACCAATCTGTTAATACTGAATTTTCATAACATTGATTAAGCGTTAATCCACTTTGAGATAACATATTATTAATTCTATTACCTAAAATACTACTAAAGTTTGATACCGTAACATCTCCATTAAACCATGGATAAACGTTAAAATCCGCATATTCGGTATTACATGTATAATCAAATATATTTGAGATAATAAAACATGGGTCAACAGGGACTGGAATAAATTGACATCCTCTTTGTCTTCTATAAACAAACTTTTGTTTATTAAAGATTGAGTTTTCTAATCTAACCCCTCCATTCCAAATTGTTGTTGCAGGAACCATTTGTTCAACTAACTTAGTCCAATAAGGACCAATACCATCAACATAATCAATTAATTTTTGGTAAGTATATTTGTTGTTTGGTAACCCAACAGTTTGTTCAGATTCAATGTATTTCCAAAATATTGATTGTAATGTCGGATATCCACCTGTTTTACCATCTGTAATATATTGTCTGTTTCTTGTGTTAATCATGTTCTCCCAAAAAGTTTGAGAAAATTCAAAGAATGTTTTTTTCTTTGGTTCAGGATTAATGTAAGTCCAATCAACCCCACCAGGAACAGGATAACCAACAGTTAAACCTGATTCAGGAATTGGATAATCATATTGAACCGATTGATTCCAAACATCATATACGATACCCTGAGCTGGATTTAAAAATATATCAACATTCTTAACGTTTAATACCAATTTCTCATTATCCACAAAATAATAGGCATTGTAATCCCCTTGGGTTGAAACTCTAATTCTATCATCATCAGATAACCAAGATTTATTATTATCAACAACTTTTTGTAATTTAAACCCTTCATTCATATATGGAAAATCTCTATATCTGTTAAGATAAGTTTGACCATAAGTGAAAGGTGTTAATTGAGTCTGAATATTAAAATTTTGACCTGTAAAGACATTTCCTGTGATTTGCACTTGATCAGGACTTCTATGTTGTGGTGTTGTTTCATACCAACCAGAACCAATTTGAAAAAAGAACGTTTCCGTATTTGCAGGTGCTTTAGGATAACCTTCAGCGTCAATTGGATAATCCGTTAAATTAATACTAACATCTTCATATGTTGCAGTTGATGTAAATGCGGTATATAATTGTCCCTTAATTTTAAATGTTTCACTCGGTAAATACGCGGGAACATCATTAACATATGTTCCGCCAGAAATACTAGCCCATTGAGTATCAAATTGGTCAAGATTAATTCTTTGGTCCGCCAAATAAATGTATTCGTTGTATTCTATTAACGAATCAGGTGCTCCAACTAATCTCAATAAAAATTCAACAGACCTTCTAGTTCCTTTTGATTTAAAAAGGTATGAAGCGTTAAGAATTAAATTTCTATAATAAGCATAGTTTAATTCAGTCGGTGTAAGAGCTCTGGCATATCCTGGATATGTCGGAGTTGATGTATTACCGAATACTGAACTTAAGAAGTCTTCGTTGGTGATTGGTGAAAAATTTGACGACCATCCCAACGTTCTTGATAAATTAACTAACAACTCAGAAGGTATATCATTTGAAGGGTTATAATTAACCGAATTCATATACGCCAACCCATCAATAAATTGTTTTATTTGGTCAAAACTTCTACCATAAATTTGAAATATTTTTTCAACTTTTTGTCCTAAAGTGTCAAACTCTTTTAACGAATCCGTAATTAAAAATCTTGAAATTAAATTAGTTTTGAACGAATCTAAGTTAACTGCAATTGATTGAATTTCTTCAAGATATCTGTCAAACAAAAATGAACGAATGTCTAAATTCCAAGGACCTTGTTTTGGCCAAGTAACTTGTTTATATTCTGTGTATGTTTGGCCAAATTCATTTTGTTGCGGTACTTGAAATACCGCAGTATATTCTGGTCTCACCAATCTATTAACTAAAAACTTTTCAACCTCATCAAATGTTTCTTGAAAAACTTTATCGACAATAAAATCGTTTGGTCTAATTTGAAAGTCATCATTGCTAGTGGTTGCTGTAGTACCAAAAGGATCCCCTGACACAAAAAATTCTATATACCCTGAGGATAAAGTTTCTGACGGAACAAACGCAAGTAGGTTAAAAATATTGTCATTAATACTAACACAATAATCTAAATAAGTGTTATATAAGTTTCTATAGGGAGATACTTCTAATTCTCTAATTGATAGGTTAGTGGCAGCACTAATCGAATAATCAATATCAAACGGGTTGTTAATTCGAGAAACGTTTACTTTAAAATATGTTTCATCATTTTGAAGGTCGTATGCGATGTCATAAGCAGTATTACCCGTCGTATAATCATCATTATTAAACTCCACATCTAATGATGCAGGAAAATAATTAATGATTTTTGTGATAGACACACTAAATCTTTTAGACAATGAACCATACATTGAAAAATTTAAAACTTGAGAAATGTCGTAATTTGGATAAACCCTAAATTGGGTTGCCATAATTCTTCTGCTTTCCTCTAAATTTTCAATACCCATCATGTCCAAAGACATTGGTTCAGAGAAAGCCCCAACATTAAAGGTTCTATTAACCTTTTCTGTTACACCCGTAGTAAACTCAAAGTTACCTTGCGTAAGTCCTCCTCCCTCAACAGTTTGTAATCCTACAATGTTGTCAGAGAAGGTACCCGCACCACTACCTGGTCTAGGGGGATAAAAAAATTTAGTATTTTTAGTTTCTACCGCCATTAAGTTGTTATTGTTGTAAAGTTTTTACTAAAATCAATATTATTTCCTCTACTTTGTCTAACCTCATAAAGTAATGCGTTAAATTGGTCTCTAATTTCATACAAGTTGTATTGTCTGTAAATGTTATTTTCAGAATCGTAAATTGTATAGATACCGTCATCAATAGATTTGGTTTGATTACCGTAAAGAGCAATTGCAAGAGACGAAATATCATACTCAACCATCTCAACCTCTAATGTAACAGGATTAAAAAAAGTATTACTAATTATGATATTTTGGTTTGGTTGGCCAATAAACGGTGTTGCATTTGGCTTGTTTGTTGGTGATGATGATGGTGATAGTGTTAAAAATATTAAATTTGAACTACCATCAACATATCTATATCTTATAGATTTTTGGGTTGTATTAATTTCATTCGTAACAACTGGTTCACAGAAGAATGATGAAGTAACAACTCTAAAGAAATTAGGTATTTTTGACCCGTCGGCATTTAAATATTCAATTCTAAATCCAACCAATCCTTGTGGTACAAATTTATTTTGAAATTGTACTGGTACGTTTGAAATATCAATGATGATACCCTTAACGTTTGGTAATGCACTTAATACACCACAATCTGTAATTCTGGTTCTAATTTGAGCAGGTCTTAAGTATAAAGTGTAAATCCCAAGCGCATTAAATTGTTCTGCAGGTAATGTTAAGTTATATAATCCACCTAAAACCTCAACATTTGCGTTTCCGCCTGTCTCCGTATTATTGAAATATGGTTTTAATAATGTTTGTGCGTCAAGTTCTGTTAAGATAAAGTTATCTGTAACATCTCTTGATGGTGTATAATTGAGTATGATTTGGACATCTTCAGGTGAGACATCACTCGGCCTTATAGTACCGTACGAACCGATCGCCATATTTTTTTTAGTTTAAAATTAGTTTATTACTTTTTTTCATATTTTCTTCCGCCCATAGTGGTTGAAGATTTGTATAATGACACAATTTGTAAAATTCCTCTTCTGTTTTTGTAGAAGATAATGGGATTATGTGGTCAATATGCCATTCACCCCTATTCTCCCAAGTCATACCATCAACAAATTGGTTTTCTAAATATCCCTTAAGGAATTGTGGAGAACACCCAACAATTTCAAAAGTTGTATTTTTTTTACTTACTCTATTAATTTTTAAATATTTATTAATTCTATTCCTAATATTAGAACTTAATTTAACTAAATCATTATTGGTTCGATATAATTTTTGGTATTGATTGTATTTTTTTTTATGATTACTTCTCCATCTAAGAACACACTCTACAGATTTATCAGGGTTTTCATCCCTCCATTTTTTAGCAGTATTATTTACTTTTTCTCTATTATTTTTTTGATAATTCTTGGCATAGTTAGGGTCATTTAAGTTTCTTAACTTACTTCGTTCTTTTTGTCTATCAGGGTTTTTTTTATATGATAGTTTGCGATATTCTTTAGCGCATACAATACATTCTGTTCTTTTAATGTAAAACTCATTTAACGGTTTTTCAATTAAACATTTCTTACAAACTTTCATTTCCATATTCTATAAATACTTTATTACTTTTTTTATTTTTAATTCTTTTTAACCACCCGATAGAATCCATATCCGTAGTTAATCATGTCTCCAAGATTATCAACCTCTCCCATTCTTTGAATTCTTTCATATGCTGAATTCTTTCCTCTCTCAATAAAGAGATTGGTTTGTATCTGTGCCTGGTCAATAACTTTAAGTAAAACCTCGTCTTTTGTTATTGGTGTTTGAGTTAAATTATTTTCAGTAAATCCTGAAGATGGTTCAAAAAATATTGTTGTTCCATCAGAATAGTCGTAATAATTTACATCATTAATAGTATATGCAGTAAAAACAGGATTCATATCTGTTATTGCCCCCCATATTTGGCCATTTTTAATAACAGGTGTGTTTACCATATATTTTACGGAACCGTATAATGCCAAATCAGTTATACTTGATTTAGTTAATCCTGAAACAGTATATGGTATACTAACATAGTTAATTGATGTTTGTGCAGATACTTCATTTACTGCGTCACCTGAAAATATGTAATCATAACTAACAGGAGTTCCCACCCAATTACCACCTGCAGGAATAAAAAACGCCTCACCATTAGGATTATTTATAATAACATTTGAATATGGTGTTGTAATCGTTTTAGTTACTCTAGTTATACCCCATGGATTTGTTTGTTCTAACGAAATATTATATTGTGTATTTGCAGTTGGGTAACTATGACTTAATGAATTTGGTGTATAGGTAGTTATTGTTTGTTTTGGAGACCCGTCTCCCCAATCCACTCTATATGACGACAAATCAAGGAATTTTTGAAACTCACTTGAGGTGTTGTAAATGTTATAAACATATGGGTTCTCAGTTGTTGATGAAAATATAAAATTGGCTACGACATCTTTTTGTAGAACCGCCCCGTCAAATGGACTATAATATCCAACATCAACTGCGGTTTGTCTAATTAAGATTGGAACTGTTAATCCAGTTAATAACGAACTACCATTTGGTCCCGAACTAACGACTTGTGTCATGGCAGAATACACCCCAACAGTTTCACCTGTGTAAGTATTATTAACATTCTGCCCACTTAGGTTTACCAAAAATAAATCCCCAAGTATTGTTTCTGGTGATACAATTATTTTATAAAAATCTTCCATTATCTTGGATTAACATATTCGTACCATTTTATGGGTATTGTTGCTCCCGCTCTACCACCCAAATTACTATATAACGTTTGTGTTGGATTCATGTTAAACACTTGGTAATTTTGTTTTTCATAATCTAATTCGAGCCTATAATAGAAATATTGCGAACTATCAAAAGTAAACTTATCACCAACAATTGATGATTGTGGCATGTTCATCATTTTGGTAAAATACCCATTTTTTGCATCATAAAATTTTGCAGTCATAAAAAAAGTTCTTACGTTCAAAAAGTTTCTTTTCTTTAACCAATAAATAAAAAATCCTTCTTTATCTCCAACATAATCTAAAACAAAATATGGTTTTTTAATTTTAACTGGTGTCCTTTGCATTATTGCATCCATAGTTAACCCTTGTTGGGTTGGGATTATAATTGTTATATAATTTGTTTGACGTTTTTCATCAACATTATCATATAAGTCCAATTTAAAAAACGAATTAGTAAAATTGTTTGTGTAATAATATATTTCTTGTGGAGTAAAACCTTCTGAAATGTAATTGTTTCTCCAACTCGTAGATGCACTTAACGAACCACCTGAAAAGAAATTAAATTCATATTGAATGTCCGTAATTTCAAAATCGTTATTAGAATATGGATCTGAAATCGCAATAGGTGCGTGAGCAAATCTTGTAACCTCAAAGTCACCATATGTACCAGTAACTTCTTTAATTATATTTGCCTCGTATTCGTCAATACTTTGGTCTAAACCTAAGTAGTCCCACGTTAATTGGATTGGAATAACTAACTCTTTGTTAATTAACCCATCTTGAGTTATTTGTATTTTATTCACATCCATCTATCAAAGGTTTAACAGAGAAAGAAACTCCAAATAATTCAGAGTTGTAGTTTATTCCCTCAGGTATTAACCTGAATTGGACATTTTTAAATGGATATTGCGCAAAATTTAAAAAAGGATAATCAACACCTCTATCTAAATTATCAATAAACCCATAACCATATAAATCTCTCCACCTAAATTCTTGGTCTGAATTTGAAAAATACGCATAACTTGGTATACCATCAATAAATTGTAGGTCACCTGTTTCAACATAGTCAGAAAATACTCTAATTGTCATTGGAGTATGTGGTTCATAATAAAATCCTGGTGCGTTTGTGGTAGGAGTTTGTGTTGTTTGAAACACATCTTGATTATATTTTAATTTATGATAATAAGGTGAAACAACTCTTTCCAATTGTTCATAATCATTCCATTCACAGAAATCACCATCAATGGTATCCCCTGACATTAAATTTTGATTGTAATAAAATGTTTTAGTTGCACCACTAGTTAATGTATATCCTGATGTTAAGATATTTGTATTTGAACCCAAATTAGTGTCATCCCACCAAAAATTAGAACTCTTAGTTAAATTGAATTCCCAACCTTGTTTTAATCCAACACCATTAGTAGGTTTGTTAAAGTATCCTGTATATCCTTTATTTATTATTGTTAAAAATAATTCACTAACAGGACGTTTTTGGTTATCCAAAATATTATTTAAATCTAAATCATATTTTACTGTGATATTATATGAATTACTACTGGTCTTTTGAGAAACTCTTGAAACTTTATTTGGAGTAATTGAACTATATTCAAACTTTCTTTCTTCGTTAAAAACATTTTTTTCAAATCCGTTTTTGGTCATTACACAATCATCAAGATTGGTTATAATTTTATGTTCTCTAACGTAATATTTTGATTTAGTTTCTTCAATATTGTCAGAATTAATAACTCTTCTAAACGTGCCAGTTACTTTATTTGCAAATGTCGCCCCCGTATAACCAACATTATATATATTGAATATATGCGTGTCACTACCAAGTAATCCGTTACCTAACGAATACACTTGAAATAAATTTATATTATTATAATTAAAAGATAATTCAACATATTCACCAACACTTAATCCGTGTGGAGATATACATTGAAATGATATTACATTATTTCCATTTTGAACAGAGTTTTGAATAAAAAATGGAATTCCTTGTGATGCTATCCAAGTTAAACTAGTTCCATCTAAATCATACAATAATTGTTTACTATAATTGTTTTGATAAGCATAACTAACATAATATGTCCAATTATAGGTGTAAGCACTTTTTGATTGATACCTAATATGTTGGTCGGTCACGTCAGGTCTATAAAAATCAAATTCATAATATTGTGGAAACCCTTTCCATATGTTATTAACAATAGATTGTTCTGGATTAACATAGTATAATTTATTTAAGAAAGGCACATAATTTGTTGTACCAACATAAGTGTTTGCATACAAATAATTAACTTTAAATGTTGGTCTAAAGATTGTACAACTTTGTCTTTCATTATCGTAAATTTGAGCAAGACTAATACTTTGACTTCTATCATACTCAGTAATTTGTTGACTTTGTTCTTCTAAAGATAAAGATATTTCTTGGTCAACAAATGGTGCAGACTTATATTGTTGACTACTTGGTATTATTGTATACTTATTCATCAATAGAGTATTTTGTTTTAAATTTATCTAACGCAGTTTCACCATTTATTAATCCAAAGTAAAAATGGTTTGGGGCTCCAACTAAGAAAATAGGTGTATATGGTGAAGCGTCATATGAATATTGACCACTTGAGTTGACATTAAAAATATATCCTCTTTGATATATGTCACCAAGAGCAACATTAGGTCCGCTAAAATAACTCGGATAACCAGTGTTTCTTCTACTTAAAGATTGATACCTGTATTTAAAAATTCCAGAATTATTTATATTTGAACTTTCATTTGTCTTCCAATTATTTTTTTCACTCCCAAATATTGAAGTAGAGCTTCCTTGGTTTAGTTGCCATTGATAAAATGGGACATATTGAGACTTAATTCCATATGGATAAGTTATTGCGTTTGCCTCATTTGATGGTCTAAAATCAATTATACCTGGAGTTAAAAAATCTTTATTTTGTAAATCTACTGTGGTAGATGAAAAGAAAATTCCCATTGTCGGGTTATCTAAAGACCCTAAAATAACGACAGGGTCAGTAGTCGCACCATAAACACTATAATATTCAGGTGAAAATGGTATAACACCATATTCTGAATTAATTGACATACTTTGAGCTAAATCACCATCAATTCTTAATTCACTCCTTGTAAATAATTTATTTAAACTACCATTTAATCCTGATAATATGTTAGACAAAAACCCACTATCAGTTATCCTACTAATAACAAACAAATTAACTAAATCAGATGTGTCTGAATAACTTGTTGGTTGTAAACTTTTCATTATATATGCCTTAGCCGACGGGTCAAATATTATTTCTTGATAAAAATCATCTTTAATCCCTAAATTAACAATTGTTGTTGGGAATAATAAATTTCGTTGGTTTACAGGTTTTATTAAATCTCCTGTAGGACTGCCAATAAATCTTGTGGTTGTTGGTGATGAAGTTAATAGGTATGGTGAACTTCTATAGTAGAAATTACTTGTATCACGATCAAAATAAGCAAGTTGTCTTGCAAACTCAGGATATAATGGTTTATTGTCGGGACCAAAAAACGTATCTACTTGAATAGGGAATGTATATAAAGAACCATTCACCCAATTATTTGTAAACGTTTGAGCCAATACTCCTCTACATAGACCATAAAAAAATCTAAACCTATACCCCCATTCAGCAAATGCCTTTAAATCATTACTTAAACTAATTAATGGTTTTGTCATCAGAACATAACAACCATTTTCCACACTATCTGAAGCCTGACATCCCGATTTTACACCAAAATTAACACCATTACCACTATAACAATTAAGTCCAACCATGTTCTCACACGTATTTAAAGTTCTTAAAACATTTCCTTCCGCAATTTGTCCTCCAATATCCGCAGTTGTCTGTTCTGCACCTGTTGAAAATCCAGGTGAAACAAAAGTTTCTAAACCCTCATCAATATTGTATATCGCAAATCCAAGATTTTGTTGTAACAAACTAACACTACCATTTAAATTATCCTCATTATCAATAAAATCAGATGACGGTAATCTATCAGTTCTCATAATCACTTTAGAAGATTCTGAAATACTAAGTTGAGTGGTTCCAGTTAAAGACGGATATAATATTGGACTGAAGTATAGTGTAAAAGGACTATTTGGTTCTAAAAAAAATCTAAATTCACCACTAGCAAGAAAGCTTGAAAACCCCCCTCTAAATATATAGGCGGCACCTGATAAATCTTCAGATTCAGTATATCCTCCAGTTTGAAAATATAAATTATTTGGTACTGATTTAACACCGTTAGTATTACCCCAACTAAAAGAACTAACACCATAATTGGTTGAAGTACCTTCAAATGTAATAGTACCATTACTGTAATATTGTTGTCCAACGTTTGTTGTTATTTTATTTGAAAGTGGTGTAAAGCTAGAATCTAAAGCCCCATAATATCCAACATTACTTGTTGTGTACGATGAAAATTGCAATCCAGGTGTTGTTGAAGCATTAGGGAATAAAGGTGAACTTGTAATACCTGGTGTATAAAAATATGATGTAGAATAGATGTTGTTTTGATTGTTGTGTTTTTGAACTGAGGTTGTAGAACCTGTTAGTTTTTGAATTGGAATATTCATTCTTGTCATACCTGTAATAACCACAGCATCAGGATTACTATGGCCCATAATTTGGCCAATACCATATCTATTTGGTAACTTAGGTGAATATGGGTCAACACCTCTTTGTAAAATTAAAACTTTTTGTTGATCAAAATTAGTAAAACCAGATGTTGGGAAGTTAAATGGGTTTGATGGAGGTGATATACTTTTTGTTACATCAAAAACCCATCCTTTACCATCCACTTCGGTTAATAGATAACCCATATTTGGTAAATTTAATTCTTGCCAAAAACTAGGTCCACTACCAAGATTAGGTAAAGAATAATACGTTACTCCCGCAACAACAGAAGTTGTTATAGTTATTGCGGTTAACACTTGATAATACTCTATATCTGACGGATAAATGTATCTTTGACAAGATTGTCCTTTTATTATATTTGCATTATTGTAAGTTGCACTACCACCAATAGAACTTATATCAATACCATTTGAGTTTGATATAACATGTGGTCCTATTGTTGTTGCCGTGGTTGTATATTTAACACCGACACAATCTAAATAAGTTGTTGTACCTGAAGTTTGAATATCTAAAGTTAAACTTAAAAAACATTGTGAATCTCCACTTGGTATACTATAATCAGTAAATGATTCTGTTGTTTGAGTAGTCGCCCAATAAGTACGGGCTACAAATGGTTCATTTTTAATAACACCATTAATACCATTTAAAGTTACTCCACCAATAGTTGTCGATCCTGTCCACAAATAATTTTTATCAGTTGTTCTACTTGGGTTAACAAAACTTAATAATGTTCCTGGTTGTAAATCTTGTGTTGATAAAACAGTTAAAGTATTATCATAGTGATATTGAGGTACATCATATCCACCATTACTAGGGTAGTTAAATGTAACTTTTATTTTGTTAACATCATCAAAATATTTTTTTCGGGTGTTGTAGATATTAACCCTTTCTCCTGGTGGTAACGTAATACTATATGCATAATATTTACCACCATTTTCAACTGTTGTGACTTGAGATTGTGGTAATTTAAAAAGTTGTGGGTTGTTATTATAACCACCAATTCCTGATACAGCTTGTGAATACATAATGGCATTAATTTGTGCATTTGTATCACTAAATCCAACCTTTAAAAATCCTGTTTCAATAGATTCATAATACGATATATTGTTTGATAATTGTGTTATTAATCCTTCAGATGGAATTGATTCACTTGTCCCATCTTCTGAACCAGGTGCTGTTGTTTCTGGGTCACATTCACACGCTTGACAATCAGGATATGTTATCATTGGCAAGTTAAACCTACCAAATTTGTATGATTTAATCTTTAATCCCAACACTAAAATTGCAACTCCCAATGCCGCCCACAATACCGCCTTAATTATAAAAGGTCCAATTGCAACTAATGTCGCACCAAAAGAACCTGTGGCTGCAATACCCATTGCAATTGCTAAGGCACCTTCTTGAACACTGTTTTTGAAAGCAATTGTAGCAAGTAATCCTATGATTGGAACCGCAAAATTATTCCAAAGAAACGCTACAAAATGATAAACAATTAATAACGGTGTTCCAATAATTTGGATGACTTGAAATAGTATTGCAAAAATAAAATACAATAAATCAAAATTCCTAAACCCTTCATTTACAGGAAATTTATTTACACTACTATCACACTCTTGACTATCAATTTCTTTAATACCTATAAATCTACCTCTACCTCCATTTTTAAACTCATCAATTAATCCTGATACCGTATAAACTCTATTATATTGAAATTCATAAAAAGTGTCTTCACAATCAATAACTTCATTTAGTCTATTGGTATAATCTGAAATTGGTTTTGATGGTGATGTTGTTGTACTAAATCCATTAGTATATCCACTCCAATCTAATCCAAAATAATAAGAACTTTTTAATTGGTTAGGTGGTGGATTAACATTTGGTTTAGGATCAATATTTGGGTCAGAATCAATATTTGACCAACCATATTCTTTAACATTAGGCACCAAATAATATGGTCTTCTTACTTGTTCAGTTAATGTTGCTGGTTGTTGCCACTTAATTTTAAATCTATATTTGGCTTTGGTTGGTATACCTAAAGTTGGGTCGTTTGACAATACTTTTTCACCAAACTCATTTGTAATGTAATAATCTAAGTTCATTGGTAATTCAGTTAACCAAACACCGTTACCATCGATAATATTACCTGATTGTTCCAATTGATATGATTCTAACACTGGATTACCAATAGAATCTTGAAAAATTGTTTGTCTTATTGCAATGATTTGGCCTGGACCTGACGTTAATGAACATAGATTGCCCATATTATCACGAGGTTTACCATTCTTTTTTATCCTAAAATTATCCGCAGTCGAATAGATTGACCCCATAAATGTCGATGTGGGTTGGATATCAATATTTGCTTCGTCCCTTAAATCAAAGTCAACTCGGTTAACCGCAATATCACACAATTCAGGGTCTCCCCAAAGTGGCGACACTTCTAAATCTTTAACTATATTAATAATTTGAGGTAAAGAAGTTAAGTCCGTTGATGTTCTAAATCTATTACCAGCAACTTGAGCCTCACTAGCAAGTCCCATTCGTATTAAATCTTGTGGTGTTAATGAAAATTCACCTATGTCCGATAAATCAACATCCATAACTAATGTACGGTTACCTTGAGGTACCCCCATTATCATGTAATCTCCACTCTCGTTTGTTTTTACCGTAAATTTATAATATTTGTCGTATATTTCAATTGCGGTACTACCTGTTAAAACATCTAATCTTGTTGGTAATGTCCCTGTGGCAGCATGTGCGGAATATGATTGTTCATATGGAAGTAAGTTATACCTATAACCATCTTCGTTTTTGTCATTTGGCGATTTGTAAGGGTATATACTAGAAATTATTGGATTTGATTCATCTACAGATTCAATAGGTATAAAAATTGAAACTCTGGCGTTTGGTAATCCAAAACCGTTATTTGCGGTAACTCTACCAACAACAACACCATATTCCGCACAACTTTTTGTGTAGATATCTTCTTGTTGGAGTTTTAATGATAAAATTTCTAAAAATTCAAACTCTTGATCAAGTTGAATGTTAATTGTTTTACTAATTCCTAACTCCGTTCTTATTCTATACGATTGGCCCATCAAGTTACTTTAATTTATAAATAGTTTATGCGGAATTTTTAAAGACATCCACACTACTAAATAATAAACTAAAGAAAAATAAAATAAACTTGTTATGAAAAAGTTACTGATTGGAAGTTTTTAACCGAAACTCTAATGTCTCTATTTGGGTATCTGATTTGATAAACCTGTGATGGTTGTGCAAATATTGTGTCGTCAACTGGTAATATTAATTTTGTTTCTTCGTTTGCATAAACCATAGAAGTTTCAGCTGAAGAATATTGTCCTCCAACTTCATTGAAAACATCAATATTAGCAACTGTTAATACTCCATTAGTATTTTGAATTAAACTCCTAACTTCAGATAAATAAACATTTTGTCCTAATTGTCTTGTTTGAGGATTAAAGTACGCCGATAGTTTATCAACGACACTTGAAATTACTTGACCTGAATTTTGTGCGGAATCTAAAACAATTGAAATGTCCATACTTAAATCAATTACTTCTGCACTAAAGATAGAAATATAATCATTCATCATCCTATAGTTTGATAAATAATTCGCAATATTTTGTCTTAATGTGTTTGAAACAATATTGGTTAATTTACCTGAAGTATCATATGACAATATTTGAATTAATATTTTATTATCATTTTCCGTGATAGATACTTTTGCAGGTGCACCAAATTGGGCTGGCATGTTTCTAATTAATGATTCATAATCTTGAACTGTTACCGCTCTTTTTTGTGCTGCAAAGTTAAATGAAACATAGTTTCGAATCTCTTCAAGTGATGGTATACCTGCTCCGCCAACAGCTGCGGTTACGTTAACACACCTCAGTGAATTAACCACCGATGAGTTTGTAGTTTCGGAAGGACCATTTACAAAGAATGATACGGTACCAATAGAGTTAATTACATTTGTTCCTAAGTTTGTTGCCAAACCTCCACCAACTCTATATTGAATAAATAAAGTTGAATTTGGTGTTAGTGTTGCACCTAACGAAAGGTTATTACTATATCTTTGTAAATCTAATGTGGCACCTAATGTTGTAAATTGGTTTAATTGGTCTTGAGCGGTATTTGTACCCCCACCAAATGTCATCTTTTTGAATCCTTCGGGTGTGTATTCAGTAATAAATCTATCTTGTGTTTGAATGTACCTACCAACTTTAATACCAGGTTGGTCAGACACTTTTGTAGGGTCTTCAACAAACACTCTGTCTTCAGCCAAAGCATCCACCTCATACCATCTATTATCTAAACCTAAAAATTCCGCTGTTGTTGGTACGTTGGTATAGCTAGTTCCATTTTTTAATAACACACTTGTAACACCTAAGACGTTTTTTTCGGGTAAAAATAATTCAAAAAATGGTTTAACATCATTTGCCCCAATTACTCTTTTAAACACTTTAGTGATACCATTAACAACAAGTTCTCTTTTTGTAATTGTATAATTAATTAATATGTTATTAGCGTTAAAGTTTGGAATTTTTAATCTGTTTGGAAATCCTTGAGCGTTGTACGGTGACGCAAAATCAACATCATAAACATTTTCAAATACAATACCAGCTCCAACAACTTGAGAACCTCTTGATAAAGTTCCAAGATATCTTTCATCTTCTTTATCACCAAAGGCAGGAACCGTAATTGAGAAATCAACTAATGATACTGATGGTCTTTGACCTGGTAATTTTAACCCGTATGTTCTTGCAATGTTGTAAATTGAAGACCTTTGTTGAGCATACTGTAAAACGGTTTCTTGAATACTTCTATCAATATTATAATGCAAGTTATCCGCAACCGCAGCATTTAAATCAAGGAAAACAGTAAACACTGAGGCGTCATTAAAATCTTGAATTAAATCAGGATAGTAAGTTTTTGCGTAATTTAAAAGTTCCGTTCTTATTGACTGATAATCTCTACTAGTATATGATATTCTGTTATTCGCCATCTTATTTAAATATTGATAATTACAAAATCACTCTGACCAAATGTCGCCCCATTAGTTGAGTAATCTATTCTTATTTTTGCTGTGTATTCTGAAGTACCCTTACCCGGAAATCTATATATTGATGATTCACTGGTCCCAATCAAGTTTTGTCCTGTCGCAATATCCACCTCTTCTTGTGGGTCTGCAGGAGTAATACTTAAACTATTAACCAATAGATTTGGCATAAAGTTTTCAATTGCATCCCTAATGTCAGATTCAATTGCGTTAAATGTTAATCCGTCAAATGGTTCAAATAAAAATTCATATAATCTAGTACCAAATTCTGGTAAAAAATATCTTGATCCTCTTCTGGTTAATAACAAATGTATCAAAGCCGCCTTAATTTCTTGAGACTGAAATTCAGTTAACTCCAAATAGTCACCTCTTCGTGAATCTCTGAAGGGAAAATTTATACCATATGTAACACCATTAGCCATTGTCTATAAATATAGTAGTGTTTCCTTTTTTGTGAATTGGAGAATAAGGACAATTTTTACATCCATTCCCGCAACAACTACCTCTCTTAATATGGTATGACTCAGTCATAACTACTTTACCATCTTCAAAATAAAAATCAGTTGGTTCATGATTACTAATCATAATTTTCTTAACACGCTCTTGGTTTATCCAATCTTCAGTATTTTTTATCATCAAATCTAAATTTCCATCCTTTATATATCCCTCTTTGAAATGTGGTTTTATTTCTACAATGTTCTCTAATTAAATGGGCGGTAACAACTAATTTTTTTGCAGCATCTTTTGCTGTTTCATATTTAGTTTCATTTCCATTTAAATCCGTAACAATTATTGTACCTAATGACCTCCCATTTTTATCACCTATCTTACATTCACTCCATTTTTTTCTTAATTCAGATGACTTTAACGCTAACTTTAAACCATTACTAACTTTTACTTTAAAATCCTCACGTCTTGAATTCGCAATTTCCGACATTTTATTTTTATAATCATCCCCGCTTTGTATTTCTTTAAGTTTCTGTTTGATTATTGGGTTAAACATTGGGTTATTGTCTTTCATTATTTGTCTTAATTTATCTCTTGTAATTTTTTTTAATTCTTCAGATTTGTTGGAAAAAGTATCCCCTCCCGTACCTCCATCAGTCATATTATACCCAAGTTTTATTGCATTAGTTTCTAATATCCATTTTTTTTCTAACTCGTCTATCATTGTTTCTTCATTACAATCAATAATTTCTAATTTGAAATTTTCAATTCCATAACTTTTTATTGCATCATATAATGGATGTCTTTTTTTTCCAACCAACGACAAATGTTGTTTCCATCGTTTTTCAACATTTTTACTTTTACCAATATAAAACTTTTTGTTTTTTATATTTGTTATCTTGTAGATGTACATTATCATAATATAGTAATATATTATATAAATACAAAGGTGTGAAGTTTTTTTATGACTTCACACCCATTATTATTATTAATTAGATAATTACTATTAAGTAATAATACATCCTCCTCCAGCGCACGCCAACTCACCACTTAAATCTGTTTCATCTGTCAATTCAATAACTTTTGATAAGTCAATTGAATGTAGTTTTGAAAATAATTTTTCATACTCTTCTTTAGTACAATCAGTAAAAGGAGCTTGGATATAACTTCCATTATCATACGGAAGTACAGATAAACCGTTGTAAAAATCACGATTATTCCAAAACCACTCACCAGCTAATTCCCAATCTTCAGGTTTTAAACTAATTGTTGCCGACACATTGTGACTATTTGAACCATTTCTATGTCCAGGTTTAATCCATTCTTGTGTGATTTTCTTAACCCTTTCTAATAGTTGAAACGGACTTTCAGTTCTTAATATTGAACCTTCAGGTGCTTTTTGTGGAACCGAAATAACCGCAGTATCATGTGGACGGAAGAATTCATCTTCAACCAATTCAGGGTGATTATTAATTAAGTAATGGTAAATTGATTCATTCTTACCTACACGAATTCTACGGATGTAATAATCGTTGTGCCAGGCATGAATACCTGATGATGTTCCTAAAGTTAATGAGGTTGTTCCTGCAGGTTTTACTGTTGTAGTACGAGCCGATTTGTTAATACCAATTAATTCCGCAACTCTTGAGTTTTCCTCTTTAACAACTTTAGCCGCTTCTTTCATATCATAACCCAAAACAATACCTGAACCGATACCTGTCATAGATACACCAATTAATGCATCTTTCTCAGTTGTTCTTTTCCAAATATCACGAAGATAGTGGAAGTTAGTGTAACCCGCCTGAAGTGTTCCGATGAACGCGGCAGCTTTAACACGA